CCCGACGCTACACGGCGCCTCCTCGCCGCGGGGGTCGTCTCGCACCCCCTCTACGGGGCAGCGTCGGCCCCGATCCTCGCTGCGCTGCCCTCGGTGGACCCCATGCGGCGGGAGCCCGACGTGTAGCCGCTTGCGCGGTTACGCCGCTTGCGATACGCTGTCACCATGGAACCTCGCATCGACCGCCGCCGCAAGCCGCCCGGGGAGAGCCCCCGGGTCACCGTCGCCTTTCGCGTCGATCCCGCCCTCCGGGACCGCGCCCAGGGCCTCGCCAAGGCGCGGGGCGTCCGCACCACCACGATCCTCTGCGAGGCTCTCGCCCGCGGGCTGGCCCAGGAGCCATGATGCGCCCAACCGCCCTCGCCATCCTGCTCGCCTGCGGTGGGCCCGCCGAAGACACTGGGTCGGCCCCGCGCCCCGCGATGTCGCGCGAGGTCTTCGTGCGCCACTTCGGGCCCGCGTGGTGCGCCGCGATGGCTGAGTGTCTGCCCGGCCTCGACGCCGCGGCGGCGTGCGCCAACGGTCGGTCTGAGGCCGTCGACGAATTCTGCACCGACTATGACCCCGCGGCCGGGGCATCGTGCATCGAGGCGCTCGAAGACCTCGGCGCCGACGCGCTGTGCAGCGAGGTCTACCCGGAGTCAGTCGCCGAAGCCTGCGGCGATGCGTGTGGGTGGTAGTCGTGTCCGAAGGTACCCGAAAATTGCACGATAGACAAATACTCGCCGCGGAGTATATCGGTTCGGGTAAGTCATACGGCGTCACTGCAAAAAAGGTTGGAGTGGCAAAAAAAACGATTCTCGAATGGACGAAGCACCCGGAGTTTCAGGGGATCGTCAAGTATCGGCGCCAGTGCGCGCTCGAAGAGGCCCGCGGCCTGATTGAGGCATCCGCCCCGATGGCGGTGAAGGCCCTTCGGGACATCGTCGAAGGCAAAACCATGGAAGGCTCCAAGGTCGAAAACCGCGACCGCATTAAAGCCGCCGCCGCCCTCCTCGATCGCTCTCCGGGGCTGGGCCCATCATCCTCGGTCGCCGTCTCGGCCACCGTCGCGTCGACCGTGATGGAGTTGGGGACTGACGACCTCCTCGAAGCCATGCGCCGTACCCTCCTCGCCGAAGGCGCCACCGAAGCCGCCGCCGCCGCCAAGGTGGAGGCCCTCCGCGCCAGGGTCGCCGCGTCACCGTGACCGCCTCGCTCGACATCGAGCGGGAGCTATACCGGCGCCGCGGCCTTCTGCACCCGGCCGACATCGCCGCCGAGATCGACCGCCGCGCCAAGGTCGCCGCCCACGCCCGCGCCGTCACCGCCGCCCGTGGCGACCTCCTGGCCTTCGTGCGCCTCGCCCACCCAAACTACGAGGCGGGCTGGTTCCACTCCGAGGTCTGCGCCGCCCTTGAGCGCTTCTCCGCTGCCGTCGCCGCCCGCCAGTCCCCGCGGCTGATGCTCTTCGCCCCGCCTCGACACGGGAAAACGGCCATCGTCTCGCAGCGCTGGCCCGTCTGGCACCTCGGCCGAAACCCAGGGCACGAGATCGTCTGCGCCAGCTACGGCCAAGAGCTGGCCGACGACAACAGCCGCGCCGCCCGGTCAGTCGCCCGCGATCAGTCGACGATGGAGGTATTCCCCTCCCTGGGCTCCCCGCGCGTCGTCAAGTCAAAGGCCCTCGCCCCCACCGACCTCGATCAGGTCGCCCACTGGCGCGTCGGGAACGGCGGCAGCTACAAGGCCGTCGGTGTCGGCGGCCCCCTCACCGGCCGCGGCGCGCACATCCTGATCATCGATGACCCGGTGAAGGATCAGGCCTCGGCCGACTCGCCGGCCGTCAGGAAAGCCTGCGTCGACTGGTACAAGTCCACCGCCCGCACGCGCCTCGCCCCAGGAGGCGGGGTGCTCCTGATGATGACCCGCTGGCACGCCGAAGACCTCGCGGGCGTGATCCTCGCTGAGGCCGCCGCAGACCCCAACGCCGATCAGTGGCAGGTCGCCCGCTACCGCGCCATCGCCGACGAAGACGAGGCCCATCGCGCCACAGGCGAGGCCCTGCACCCCGCGCGCTACCCCGTCCCCGAGCTGCTCAAGATCCGGGCGACCCTGGGCCCGCGGATCTGGCGGTCGCTCTATGACCAAAACCCAGTCCCCGACTCGGGGAACATGATCCGCGCTGAGTGGTTCGCGACCCGCTACACCTGCCGCCCCGAAGACCTCGCCGCCACCGCTGATAGCGTGTGGGTGACCTCCGACGCCGCCAAAAAGCCAGACGGCTCCTCAGACTTCCACGCCATCCAAGTCTGGGCGCGCAAGGGCGCAAAGCGCACGCTCCTTGACCGGCGCACCGAGCGAATGGGCTACCCGGGCTTCGAGGCGGCCCTGGACGGCATGATCTACAAATGGCTCCCCCACCTTCGCCGCACCGCTGGCGCCGCGCTGGTGGAGGACACGGCCAACGGAACCACCTACATTCAGTGCCGCGCGCACCTGTCACCCGTGCCGATCATCGCCTTCCATCCATCGTCGGACACACCGGGACAGGACAAGAGTAAGCAAGCCCGCGCCGTCTACGTCCAGCGGGCCGCCGAAGCCGGGCAGATCGAGTTACCCGCCGCCTCCGTCTGCCCCTGGGTTGAGGATTACGTCTGCACCCTGACGGCCTTCCCGCTCGGCGCCCACGATGACGACATGGACGCGACCTCGCAACTGCTGATGCGCTGGGCCCTCGAAGACACCCAGCCGACCCTCGCCGCATCGAACGCGGGCCTGTCGACGTGGTTCGGGGTATAGTCCACCCATGAGCACCGACGCCGCGCCCGAAGCCACCGCCCCCGACCACCTCGACGCCGCCGGCGCCTACTCGGCCGCCGCGCTGGTCAACACGCTGTCCGGCATTGGCGGCGCTCGGGACAGCGGGCAGGCGGCCCGGCCGAACGTCCAGCGGGAACTCCTCAGTGACTTCGAGTTGGAGGCCCTCTACCGTGACACGGTCTATGGGCGCCTCTGCGAACTGATGCCCGACTACGCCACCCAGCGCGGCTGGACCGTGTCCGATGCCACCCCCATGGTGGACCCCCTCGAAGAGCGGATGCGGGCGCTCCACGTCGCCACCACCCTCGGCCGCGCTGACGCCCTGGCCCGGGCCTACGGTCGCGCCGCGGTCTGGGTCGTGGTCGACGACGCCGCCCCCACGATCTCCGACCCTCTCGATCCCACCACGATTATCAGGGTCCACGCCATCCACGCGCTGTCCTGGCGCGACTTCTCGCCGATCGCCTGGGAGACTGACGTGCGCTCGCCCATGATGGGCAAGCCGCGCCTCTACTCCGTCACCCCGGCCAACACGGGCCGCACCCACACCGTCCACGCCACCCGGCTCCACGTCCTCCTCGGCGACCCGCTGACCCCTGCCTTCGCGTCCGACGTGCGCATGGGCGCCCCGCTGGCGTGGCGCTGGTGGGACGCGATTCGCGACCTGTGCAGCACGTCTGCCGCCGCCGCCCGCGCCGCCCAGGAGCTTTCGGTGGGGATCTTCCGCCTCGCCAACCTCGCTGGGCAGGCGACAGGGGATCAGGCTGGCGCCTTCGCCGTGCGCATGGGCCTCCTCAACATGGGGAAGTCAGTCGCAAACTCTATCGTGATTCAACAAAACGAGGAGTACCGCCGGGAAAACATCCCCGCGTCTGGCTTCGATGGCCTCTCCGCGTCCGCCCGAACCGCCCTGTCGCTGGTCACAGGCTACCCCGAGCAACTCCTCTACGGCACCGCGCCCGGCGGCCTCAACTCGGATGGGGATTCATGGTGGCGATCTTGGACAAACGTAGTCGCCGCCTACCAGACCCGCCGCTACTTCGAGCCCGTCCACTGGCTCTGTCGCTGCCTGTACGCTGAGGCCGGCGGCGAGCCTGAGAAATGGCGACTGGAGTTCAATCCACTCGGCGCCCTCGACGACAAGGCCCGCGCCGAGATCCGCTCCCTGGTGGTGGCCGCCGACGCCACCGAGATCGCCAACAGCGTGCTGACCCCAGACGATGTCCGTGAGCGGTACGCGACAGGGCGCTACGAGAGCGAGCTGCAACCCCGGCGCCCCGTCGCCCAGGAGCCCTCCGACGCCCTGACCCCCGAGCAACTCGCCGCCGCCCGCGCCCGGCTCAGCGCCGCCCTGTCGCGCGCCGACGCGGACACCTACCGTCCACCCGCCGGGGCCGCGGGCAACGCCCGGAAGGTCCTCCAGTGGCGCGAAGAGCACCCGAGCGAGATCCGCGGGATGACGGCGACCGGCTGGGCACGCGCCCGCCAACTCGCCAGCGGCGACCCGATCAGCGCCCAGGACGTGATCGAGATGCGCGCGTGGTTCGCGCGCCACGGCGCCCAGACCGCTACCCGGGCCGTCGATCCTCAGTACGAGGGCGAGCCCTGGCGCGACGCCGGCTATGTGTCCTGGCTCGGCTGGGGCGGCGACACGGCCCGCGCCTGGGTCAACGGCCTCGCCGCCCGCGCTGACGCCGCGGATGCGCTCTGCCTCCTCGCCCCCCTGTCGCCAACCGGCCGCGCCATCCACGCCGACATGCTGGCCCGGGTGCGTGAGATCGTGCCCGACATCGAGGTGGAGGCCGAGCCCCACCTGACGCTGTTGTACCTCGGTGAGCAGTCCGACCCAGTCGCCGCGGTCGACTCCTACGACCGGGCCCGCGCCATCCTCTCCGACGCCCGGCCCGCGACCCTACAGGGTGGCAGGATTGCCCTGTTTGAGCCCGCGCAAGGCAAGCCGACCCCGATCGTCATCGAGTACACCTCCTCGGCCCTCGGCGCGCTGTCCGGCCGCCTGACCCGGGCCCTCGCCCAGCACGTCACGGCGCCCCAGCACGACCGCTACCGCCCGCACACGACCCTCGGGTACGCCGACCGCCTGACCCCCGAGCAGGTCGACGCCCTGGAGGCCATCGCAGCCCCGGGCCGGCACACGATCGACGCCGCCACCCTTCGCCTCGGCGCCCGTGACATCGGCCGCGCGATGCCGCTGGGGGGCTGATGGCGCTGCCGCCGCGCCGGATCATCGTCGGGCCTGCGGGCGCCCTTCGCCTCGACGCCGGCCGCCTCCCTGCGCCCGCCGCGCGCCGCCCTCGCTTCCCCGCCACGATCGAGCGGCGCTACACGGCCACCCTCCTCGCCCGCGTGGCGCTGATGCAGCGCCTCCTCGTGGAGCAGCTCCAGATCGGCGGCGCGCTGGCCGCTACCTGGGATCGCGTGGTGGCCCGCGTCGATCACGCTGACGACATCGTCACCGACATCCTCCAGATCGTCGAGACGGTGCGCCGCGTGGCCGGCGAGGTCCTGCCCCTGTCGCCTGAAGAACTGGAGGCCGTCGCCGCCGACGTGGACACCTTCGCCACCGGGCAGCAGGCCGAGATCTTCCGCCGCCTCGCCGCCGTCGACGTGTTCAGCGCCGAGCCCCTGCGCAACCTGTACGGGTCATTCGTCGCCGAGAACGTCGATCTGATCACGTCCATCGGCGATCGGTACTTCGCCGAGATCCGCCAGACAGTGACAGACGCCGTCCGCACGGGCCGGCGGTCTGCCGACCTCGCCGCAGACATCGAGGCCCGCTACGGTGTCTCGCAGTCGCGCGCGAAACTGATCGCCCGTGACCAGATCGCCAAGTTGAACGGGCAGATCACAGAGGAGCGCCAGACCTCGGTGGGCGTGACCCGCTACATGTGGTCGGCCTCCGGCGATGAGCGGGTGCGCCAGACCCACCGGGCCAACGATGGCAAGGTGTTCGACTGGCGGGAGCCGCCCGCGACCGGCCACCCGGGGCAGGATTACCAGTGCCGATGCGTCGCCATCCCGATCTTCGATGACGCCGACGAGGCCCAGGTGCTGGCGGAGCAAGCCTCTCGCATGGCCGCGGAATCCGCGCGCCTGTCCGCTTGACGTGCGCGCTGCCGTGTGCTACCGCTAATCCAATGGCAACCCCGACCGCCATCACCCGACGCATCGACCGCGCAGGCGCCCCCCTGCGGCGGGCCCACGTCCGCGAGTCCGACGGCGCGCACCTCTACGAGGGGATCGCCAGCCGTGAGGGCGTGCTGATCTACCAAACCCCCAACGGCCCGCGCCGCGAACTGGTGACCCTGGACGCGCTCAAGTCGATGGCCGGGTCGCTGCCCCGCGCCACCCTGACCCTGACCCATCCGGCCGCCTTTGTGTCGCCCGACAACGTCGGCAAGCACGGTGTCGGCGACGTCGACGGTGAGATGGTGATCGAAGAGGAGGACACGCAAGGCGCCTTCGCTCGGGTCCGCGTGGCCGTGCGCCGCCGCGACGCGATCGACTCGATCGCCCGGGGCACGCATGAACTCTCGGTGGGCTACGACGCCACCCTCGACGAGACGCCCGGGACACACCCTGTCTTCGGCCCCTACGACGCGCGCCAGATCGGCCGCGTCGTCAACCACCTCGCCGTGGTCGACCGGGGCCGCGCTGGCGCCTCAGTCGCCCTGCGCACTGACGCCCTCGAATCCTCTCCCCCTACCCCCCAAGCAGGAGGGTCGATGACCCCCGAACAGATCCAGGCCCTTGCGGACGCGGTCGCCGCCAAGGTGATCGAGAAGCTCGCCGCGGCTGAGAACGCAGAGCGCGCCGCCCTCGACGCGAAGAACGCCGCGCCCGCCGCTGCCCCGGCCGCGCAGGCCGACATGGTTCCCACCGCTGAGATGAAGGCGAAGATGGACGCCGCCGAGGCGCGCATCGCCGCCCTTCAGGCCCGCGTCGACGCCGCCGACCTCGCCGAGGTCGATCGCCTCATCGGGCTCCACGGGATCAAGACCGACGCGAAGGATCTCCCGGGCAAGCGGGCTGCCGTCGCCTCGCACGCCGCCCGCCGCACCGTCGACGCCGCCGATCCTCTCGTCCCTGGCCTCCTCGCCGCCGCCGCGGCCACCGTGCCCAGCGCCACCGGCGACCGCTACGCCGGCAGCCCCGCGGCGCCCCGCACCGACGGCGCCGACAAGCCCCCCGCCCCCAAGTCCATCCGCGAGGCCCGTGAGGCCGCCCGCACCGGAGGTGCTCAGTGAGCAACGCTTCTTTCCACCTCGGCGTCGCCGACGTCCGCCGGGCCATCCCCGCGGGCTACATCGGCGACCTCTCCGAGATGACCCCGAACGACCGGCAGGTGTCGGTCGTGAACAGTTCGGGTCAGGTGGCCCAGGTCACCACGATCGCGATCCCCGCCAGCCCCGACAACAGCACCACCTACACCACGACCGTCAACGGGATCGCGGCCACCTACACCACCGACGGGTCGGCCACCCAGGCTGAGTTGGGCGCCGGGCTCCAGGCCGCGATCAACGTGTCCCCGGGCATCCGTGGGCAGATGAGCGCCTCCTACGCCGGCGGCACCCTGACCCTGACGGCGACCTACCCGGGCATCACGCACACCGTGAGCACCTCGGGCGGCGTGTCCGGCGGCGCCATCGGGGCGGCCACCACTGCCACCAGCGCCGCCAGCGCGGCGGTGATCCCCTTCGGGGTTGCGGTCGTGTCGACTGGCCTCGTGTCGGGCTCCGAGCGCATCGCCGGGACCGCGCCGAAGACCACCTCGTTCACCGCGCAGGTGGTCTCCTTCGCCATCACCTACGCCAGCAGCGGCAGCTATCAGGTGACGATGAGCATCAACGGGGCGAGCTACACCACCGCCCCGGTCGCCGCGACCACCGATGACGCCACGACCGCGGCGGCCATCGCCACCGCGATCAACGCGATCATGCCGACCGAGACGATCCTGGCGAGCAACAGCACCGGGACGCTCATCCTCACCGCTGAGGTGGAGGGCGCCGAGTTCGAGGCCTTCGCCACCGTGAGCGGCGCCGCCGCGGCCCGCGCGACGAAGACCTACACCACCGGCCCCTCGATCAGCACCAGCCTCGCCCGCGCCTTCGTCGGGGTTTCGGCCCGCGACAACAGCGTGGAGGCCGTCACCTTCGGGGGCGATGACCCGAGCTACCCGAATGGCGCCGCGATGACCGTCCACGCCCGGGGCTCCGTCCGCGTCTCGGATCGGGGCCTGACCATCGCCATGGGCGACCCGGTCTACGTCTCCGTGGGCTCCGCGACCCCGGGCTACCTCTACAACGCCGCCGGCACCGATCGGGTGTGGCTGCCTCCGTCCACCGCCGTCTGGCACGCCCAGACCGCCGCCGACTCGATCGCCACCGTCCGTGTGGCTGGGGTGTACTGATGCACGACGTTCTTCTCGTTGGCGCCGATCAGCGCCTCATGCCCTTCGAGGGCCTCGACATCCGCGGGATCACGGCCCTGGGTCTCGCCCAGGTTCCGGCCGCCCGTCGCGACTCCGCCGACTACGACCCGCAGGTGTCCGTTCAGGAGGTCTTTCACCGGATCTCCGGCAACACCATCGCCGAGCACGCCAAGGCGATGCGCCTCGACTCGTGGTCTGCCAGCATGGGCAACGCCCAGGCCCTGGACCTCACCGCGATCAGCAACGAGGTGCTGACCCAGCCCCTCCCCGAGTTGCAGGCCCTCGCCAACTTCTACACCGACTCGACCCTGGCCCCCGCGGGCTCCGCCTTCTACGCGATGCGACGCAAGTTCATCGCCGGCAAGGCCGAGATCCACGGCGGCGGGTCGAACGTGCCGATGGCATCCTCGGGCGAGACTGTGTCGGG